CGTCAACGAACTACTCGAAGCCCTACGCCAGAGCCTGGCGGAGCATCCGGCTGAACGTGACACACTCAAGGCGATTGCGACTATCGCACGGCGCGACGGGCTGGAAGCCGGTATTGCCGCCTACGAAGACTGGAAGCAGTCACGGCTGGCAACCGCGCTTGACGGTACGGCAAGGCCTGCTTTACCTGCTGCCGAGGCTACGCCGGACAAGCTCACACCAGCGCAACCTACACACACACCTCATCTCCAACTCCGGGACTACCAACAAAGAGCACTCGACCAGCTTTACGACTGGTTTACACGCTACGAAGGCAACCCTTGCATCGTCCTGCCGACGGGCGCAGGCAAAAGCCACGTCGTTGCCGCATTGTGCAAAGACACCCTGACACAATGGCCTGAGACCAGAATCCTGATGCTCACCCACGTCAAGGAGTTGATAGAGCAGAACTTAGAGAAGCTTCTGCTTCACTGGCCAAACGCGCCAGTCGGCGTGTACAGCGCCAGCGTAGGGCGAAAACAACTCGGTTACCCCATCACCTATGCCGGAATCCAGTCAATCTGGCGACGCGCCGAAGACGTGGGGCACGTTGACCTTGTGATTGTTGACGAGGCGCACCTGGTGTCGCACAAAGACACCGGGATGTATCGGACGTTCCTTGCAGAATTATCCAAGATCAACCCACGCCTTCGCGTCGTCGGACTGACCGCCACGCCGTTCCGGTTGGGGCACGGGATGATTACCGACCCGCCGGCAATTTTTTCCCCGCCGCTCATCAAGCCGGCATCTCTGACTGAGCTTATTGCCAAGGGGTATCTCGCGCCGTTGCAGAGCAAAGCAACGGACGTAACCTACGACGTATCTGGCGTTGCCAAGCGCAATGGCGATTACGTTGAAAGCGAACTCCAAGCGGCTGTTGACAAAGACGATTTGAACCGGTCGGTCGTGGACGAGATTATTTCGCGCGCCGGCAACCGCCGCTCGTGGCTTGTGTTCTGCGCTGGCGTCGAACACGCCGAACATATCGCTGAAGAACTCCGACAGCGCGGCATTGAAGCCGCGTGCATCACCGGCGAGACCCCAAAGCCGGAGCGTGAACGGCTGATTGGCGCGTTCAAGGTAGGCAGAATTCGAGCACTGACCAACGCCAACGTACTGACAACCGGGTTCGACCACCCGGACGTTGACCTGATAGCAATGCTTCGCCCGACCGAATCGCCAGGGCTGTACGTCCAGATGGCAGGACGCGGATTGCGCCCGAAATCCCACACCGACCACTGTCTGGTGCTGGATTTTGCAGGCGTTGTTGAGCGTCACGGACCAATCACGGCGGTTGAACCACCGGAGAAGAACGGCAACGGGAACGGGCGTGCGCCGGTCAAAAAGTGTCCGCAATGCCGGGAACTTGTCCACGCCAGGGTCAAAGAATGCCCAGCGTGCGGCTACGACTTTCCGCCAGCCGAGCGCACGGTCAACCTATGGTTACGTGACGCCGATATTATGGGCGGCGCCGTAGAAACTCACGCCATCACGCGCTGGCATTGGATGCCGCACTACAGTCCCTACAGCGGACGCTGGCTGCTACTGTGCGAGTATCACACTACGTCTCCAAGACTGGTTATCACTCAGTATCTCACGCTCTTTTATCCGGGCTTCCCCGGACGCCGCGCCCAAGCCGACCTCGAAGCCCTACTGGGCGAACCCCTTCCTCAACTCCAAGGCAGCGAACAGAAGAAGCTTGAAGAACTCGCGAAAATTCTCAATCACAAACCCGCGCCGTCTGAGATTTCTTTCGTAAAAGACGGTAGATTCTTTCGGATTATTTCCGCTAAATGGAGTCTGTTATGAGACCGCCAGAACCCGATTTCATTCGCGAATGGCGCGAGATTATCCGCGCCCCACATACAGGTCAAAACCCGCCGATACCCAAGTGCTGTCACACCTGCTGGTGCTACGACCAAAACGGCTTTTGCCAACACTATCAGGACTACCCGCCGGCTGATTTCGCCGCCCGCCAAGACGCTTGCGAGTGGTGGGTTGACGAGCTGCCGTTCTAGCCCACACGCCGCGCCGGGACACCCTCCCGGCGTTTGTTTTTCCAGCCACGCCAGCCGGCACCCCGCCAGGACGACAGAACTACCCCGCAAACCGCCCTCAGAACGGCTTTTCAGCCCCAAAACGCCAAATTCGCGAAACCCGCATGGATATTGGGC